ATTTAGAAGTTATATACTACATCAGGCTTTTGGACCTTTAGTCTCAGATGTAAGACGTATTTCACTTGCATTCAGATTCATAGATCATTCAGAGTCATTACCATTTAATACATATTATAATTTACCTCACTACGATCGCGTGAATCATATCAAAGAGGAACATCAACGATTGTGGAAACCAGTCGTACAAAAAAATAATATTTCGATTGCCGACACCACATTAGAAGATCGTCTTCGTGAAGACATGCTACTTAAAATTCATGGTGGATTCTCCTTCGGGGCACGAGTACCATGTGCAGTTAAACTTCTTTGTCAATCCCCTAAAAAACCAATATATGAGAAATTAATACCAATTCATCCAGAATTTGACCCAGAATTTGAATAGTTAAGGAAAAAAACACATATGAAAATATGCAAAAACTCGACGACGATGGATCTTGGAATTGCCCAACGAGAGCGACCCGCCTCATTTCACATGGAGAAACTCGACAAATGTGGTCTGGACACGTTTTGAAAGATATAAATATTTTTGATAATTTTTTAAGTGATGATCTGTTACAAGATACTTTGAAGTTCTTCACGAAAAGAAAAAGGAACCACGGCAATTGGGAGTATACAGGGTTTTCTCTTGATCCGAATGCTGCCATATTTTGGAATATGGATCTTCAACATTTTACCTTATTTACTGACACAATTTTAAAACATATAGAATCAAAAACAGGTAAACGTTTTGAATTATTAGACGTATACGCAAATGGTCAAACATTGGGTCAAGATGGAACTTGGCACCCGGATAATCATATACCAGGCATGTATACATTTTTATTATATATGACTTATTTACCGGAGATTGTAGATTCAACAAATTATAAAACGTTTGGTGGGTGTACAAAATTTAAGCTGAATCGAATGATTACAGATGTTGAACCATTTACAAATAGAGGTGTATTATTCAAATCTGAAGTTAGACATGCAGGACTAGCACCTCAACCAGCTAACACACTTCGTGTTTCTATAGCTTATAAGTTAAAGGAAATTACATAGAAATGTATATGAAGGTCTTGGCGATAGACATTGGGTTTCATAATATGGGGTTAGTGTTTGCTGAGTTTGAAGATGGTCCAAAAATTGATGTAAAGCAGATGAAAAAGGTGAGTTTGGAGGACTATAAATACATACGTACAAATGACTTTGTTGATCTGGTCCCTTTATTTGTTGAAGAACATCGAAGATTATTTGACATGGCTGATAGAATACTTATAGAGAGACAACCACCCGGAGGATTCACAAATATTGAGATTCTATTAAATTACATGTTCAGAGATAAGGTTGAATTGATTTCACCTGTGAGCATGCATATGCATTTTGGTATGAGACACTTGGATTATGAAGAACGAAAAGAGAGAACCGTACTATTAGCCGAAAAATATCTAGATGACGAGATTCCATATGAAAGAAAACATGATATAGCGGATGCTTTCTGTATGATTGTATATTTTAACTTTAAAGTTACAACTCATATATTTGATCGGTTTAGATATATTAAAGGTAAAAATATATAAAAATAATATGAGTAGACAGGGCGTGCAGCGCCACGCGGACGAAGATGATTATATAAACAGACGTTCTAATAATATATATGTGTTGAGTAATGTTTTTTCAGAAGATATATGTACTAAGATAGTCGATACTATAAATGAAGATCCAGGTGAAAAATTGATACGCCGAGGTGGACAAAATGTACACGCGTACCAAAAACAATTAGTTAAGAATCATCCATTCGCTGAACTTATATTTTCAAAATTAAACGAACTTACTAGGTTTCTTGGTAAAAGATATTTTATGACTTTTTCTAAAACTCCTGTACAAGAACCTGTGTGTCTAAGAAAAATTTATGATGCAACGAAATTACATGAAGATGGACTCAAGGCGGGGGATAACGAACCAGAATCACGAACTCTTGCTGTAATAATAGCATTAAACAGTGACTATGACGGCGGAGAAATTGTATTTCCATGTCAAAATTTTAAAACAAAATTAGAGCAAGGTGATGCTATTGTTTTTCCTCCTTTTTGGACACATCCACATTATACCGAAAGTCTAAATAATAACACTTTTAGATACACGATTACTACATGGCTTCACAAATAATATCCTTAAGTATAGTATATGCCAACAGCTAAACAACTCCAGAACGCAAAGATGAAATTAAAAAAGACTCCTAAATCCAATGGTAACAAACCTGTTATACCTACAGCAGCTCTTCTTCGTTTAATTGCTGCCGACCCCAGGATTCAAAGGAATCGTAATTTTATGAAACAAGTTCAAGAACTCGTCAAGAAGAAGTAGTTTTACCTTTGAGTGTTACTTTTAGTTCATCAAAGAATGTATCGAAAACACCCAATCTATACTGAACAAATGCCCAAAGTGCGAAAAACATAGTCTTCGTCATCTTATTTACATCATTCTCCTCCATTTTGTAAATTGGACCCACTAGCCTACCCATAAAAGTTTCATCTTTCGATTTACCAGTCATTGCAATCTCCGCTTGGGTTAATGCACATGTATCGTCGTTCACTGACCAATGATAAAAAATGAATGGTATAACCATCGAGTAAAACTCTAGATTTCTACGATTATTCGTGAAAGGTACAATCAAAATCATAAGTAAAAAAATAACATGTAACACAAAAATTATATTCATTTACTATATACAATGGCAAAAGAAAAAATTGTATGGAATGATCAGCACGAAATTATATTACGACAATGGGGTGAGGCTTGCGCGTGTTATAGGTTTATGCATCATAGATCATATTTACTCTATAAAGACCTGAGTATGAAATTTACCTTACCCGTCATTGTACTTTCAACTATTACAGGAACAGCTAACTTTGCACAATCTACACTCCCCCTTAGTATTCAACCCGCTGCACCATCTGTGATAGGTGGTTTGAATTTAATTGCAGGTCTGATTGCGACTATCATGCAATTCTTAAAAATTAATGAATTAATGGAGAATCATCGAACTGCGGCGTTAGCTCATGGTCTATTATCTAGAAATATTCGACTCATGTTAGCGATATCACGTGATGAACGTAAGAAGGATGGTTTGAAATTTGTTGAAGACTGCAAGACTGAATACGACAGACTCCTCGAACAATCTCCATCAATTCCTAAACAAATAATGAAAGATTTTGATAAAGAATACCCACTTGATAATATTTTTACAAAACCCGAAATTCTTAATGTGCGTTCAATTCCAATTCTCAAACTTCCCAAGACTATTGAGCCAATTGAAGCTATAACTAAAAATACACCTCTCGAGCGTGTAGGTAAATTTCTTTCTAAATCGAAAACACCACCACCAAGTGAAGTTAGTGAAGAATCTAATCTAGATGAAGTTGAGGAGTTAGAGGAAGAAGAGACAGACGTCGAGCAAGGTACACCAAAAGAATAAACATGACAATATTGGTAAGAACTCCACACGCAACGTATGGTAAAATTTTCCTTTTTAAAGGTTCTACGATACGTTTATGTAGTGCGTCATTTTCAAGCACTAAATCTATGGCCTGATTAGTAAGATCATCAATGGACTCTTTCATTAAAGTAATCGAGCAAAAAAAAGAAGAGATAAATACCGTGACAACAATTCACACAAAACAGATCAAACTCATTCGCAAGTACCTAGATGAAAGAAAGAATGTATTCATATGTGGGGGGTATGGTGTTGGGAAATCGTATATTCTCGAAGAAGTGTTGAAAGGTTTAAGTCATGTTGAACTACGAATCGATCATCTGAAAAGTAAATCACCATTTCTGGCATTTATTAAACCTTCTACAAAACATGTGTTTATTGAAGACTATGATCCAGTGTTTAAACCTATCATAGAACAAGTTTCGGATGGCAATCCTCTAACTCGTGGTTCATTGTTGGTCACTTCTGTAAACATGTGTATGTATCCAAATTTCGAAACAGTGTTTATCCCTAGACATAAACCAGATACATTACTCACACTTACAGAAGATAAGGGTCCCAAGGCTGAGAATGCGGCGTATAGATGTAATGGTAATATTCGAAACTTTTTCACTTATCTTGAAGGGTATGATGAAATGGATATTTTCAAAACACCTAAAGAATTTATTGCTGAAGTACTGTCAGATCCTAATCCTATACCTATTCATGATAGTATACACGAACATGGACACATGTGGGACATCTTCCAAGAAAATTACATTAATTCGAACGGTGTAGATGTTTTAAAAATTACAGAATCATTTTCTACAGCTGATTACTACGACAATCATATATACAAATATGGTAATTGGAGTCTCATGCCTTATTTTGTGTTACACGCCCTCACGATACCAAAGAAGTGTTTAGGTGAACCACTCGTGAAGGATAAAATTAGACCTGGGAGTTGTTGGACTAAACTTGGTAATTACAAAATGAGAAAGGGTAAATTTGAAGAAATTAAGAAAAAATCGAGAATGGGATTGGGGGTTGAAGAATTATGTCTTTTGAAGAAATATGCGGAGAAAGGAGACCTAAGTAAGTTGGTAGAATATGGAATCACACCTCAAGACTTCGACGTCATTAATCATTTGGCTGTTGGAAGTGGCTTAAAATCAAGAGAAGTAACAAAAGTAAAGAAAGCTCTAAAGAATGTCTACGAAGGATGAAGAACCTGAATCCGAAGAATATGTTAAGGTTATTGGGAACGAAATTCTCTTCTATGCTGATGTCGACCGCGAAAATGCCCTTGATTTCGTTGAAAAATTTAAAAAGCTGGAGATCGAACTTCTTAAAAAGAAAGCTGAACTCTTTGGGTACGAACCCCTAATTAGGGTTCATATCATGAGTGAAGGTGGAGACATCTTTGCTGGTATGACGATGATGAACACTCTCGAATCCTCCCGTGTAAAGATTGTTACCATCGCCCAGGGATCTTGTTGCAGTGCCGCGACGTTCATGTTGCTTGGAGGTTCTGAGAGACTTATGGGGAAAAATGCATACGTCCTCATTCACCAAATCTCTACAGAATTATGGGGTAATTTTCAGGAACTTAAACATGAGCTCAAATCAACGGATAAGTTTATGAAAAATTTGAAGAAGATGTATCTCGAAAAGACCAAGATTCCTGAGAAAAAGCTGAATAAGCTTATGAAAAAAGACATCTACTTGTCTCCAAAAGACTGCCTCAAGTATGGAATCGTCCACGCTCTTGAGTAAGTGTAACCGAGCGTCGATATAGAGCTAGTACACATAGAATTATAAATATTATACAAAACGTGTTTAAATTTAAAGGCAACGTTGTGCTTTCTGGAGGCCTAAGTCGTTCCATTCTAGCGTAATTAACAACTGGTAATCCAGACATCTATTTAAAGTTGAGAAATTAATTACTCCTATAATGGAACGCCTTATCAAACAAGACAAACACAACCGCGACCGCTACATTGACATCAAAGTTGAGGACTTGAAGGATGGAACTGCGGATATTGTGAAGATCTCTGGTATCGTGGGGAGCGACAAGTTCTCTGAGTCACGAACCAACGTCAAGTTTGGGTATGAAAAGGCTTTGGTTCGAGCACAAACCATGTGGAACAATGAGCATACCAAGTGTACACAAGTGTTGCCTATGCTCGCTAACAAGTGGGAGGATCGCCAGAAATACATATCTGAGCCGTTCTACGTTCAACCCAAACTTGATGGTGTTCGCCTACTTGTCTCCAAAGATGGTGGCATCTCAAGAACTGGAAAGATCATCCCCGGAACTGAGATTCTTGGTAAGGGTCTTGAGCCAGGTCAATACGTTGATGGTGAAGCCTTTGACCCCAACCTCAATTTTGAGGAACTTACGAGTACTTTCAAGACTGACCCTCTGAAGCTCAAGTTCCACGTGTTCGATTTCTTTGATCTCAAAGCTGAAGCCCTTGCCAGGGATAAGATGACCTTCGAGCAACGCTGGGAGTATGTCAAGGATTCTATCTACAATCCTCATTACGAATTTGTCAAAACGACACTCGTAAAATCCAAGAAGGATCTTCCTCTCATGCATCAGAAGCATGTTGAAGAAGGACATGAAGGCACCATGATCCGTGACCGCTTCAGTGTCTACGAGGTTGGTCAGCGAAGCAACTACCTCCTCAAGCACAAGGATTTCCAGACCGAGGAATATGAAATCACCGGTGCAAAAACTGGTCACGGTCGTGACGCAGACGCAGTTGTTTGGGTCTGTAAAACCCAAGATGGTCAGCAATTCAATGTCAGACCTGAGGGTACCATCATCCAACGTGAGGAGGATTACAAGAACCACAAGAAGTACATCGGAAAGATGCTCACTGTGCGTTTCCAAAACCTTACCGCGATAGGTGTTCCCCGTTTTCCCGTGGGTGTTGTAATTAGAGATTATGAATAATGTTTGTAATAAATAAATGAACAGGGTCGCAATTGATATCGATGAAGTCTTAGTAAAATTTCTCTTTCCCATGGCAAAACACCATAGTCAAGTTCATAAATTGTGGAGTAAACCCAAATATAGATACGTGTACCGCGAAATATTTGAAGTAGATGAACCAACTTCACAAAAAATGGTCCACGAATTTTATCAATCCAAAGACTTCATGAATCTCACACCTATACAAGGATCTCAAAAGGCCGTGTATAATCTTAAAGAGCGTTATAATAAAATGTATGTACTCACCGGACGTCAAGATATTGCCCGAGAAGAAACAGAAGCGTGGATAGATACATACTTTCCAGGTGTATTCGATGACGTCATACTTACAAATAGTTATACACCAAACGAGATACATAAAGCAGATATATGCCGTGCACTTAATATAGGTCTTATCATTGATGATAATAAAGATATATGTGATAAATGTATCGAAAATGGTGTTCGTGCTCTTAATTTCATAGGAGATGAGGATGATATTTATCCTTGGTGTGAAGAGAGTGATATAAGTATTCAAGGATGGGTGGATGTTAAACAACGAACTTAAAATATATGATAATTATAGAATTACAATATGTCAATCGGAATCGTTTTACCAATTGTTTTACATAAAATGGGAAACAAAATAGGAGCCGATTTGAAACAAATTGACAATTTCCATATATCAACTAATTATAAAAGTGCAAAATCGATGATTAGTGACATGGATAGACCACGTCAAATAATCACAATACTTCCGATGAAGGCTAAAGATCCCGAAGAGACTTTAGAATCAATTATAGAATATATGGGTCCGTTGGATGTTGTACTTGATTGTATGATAGATACCCCGGATCGTATACAGTCTAGAGCAGAACTTTGTTTTGAAAATAGCACTCAATATATGGCGATTAATATCACAAGGGAATGTATTTATGCTGCGGGTACACACATGGCTTATCTAGAAAATAAGAATTTACTACGAAAAATCAATAAAAATGTTAAATACATCGGTGGAATTGACGAGGTTTAAATATCTATTTATATTAAATGTTCACACTTCTTTGTAAACCAGTTGTTGTTCCAGTTCAAACAGGAAATCCTGTATTAAGAGCGAATGACTGTCGTATAGCATATGTAACACCATCTCAGACTCAAGAGGGTAAG